CTCCACGCTGTGGGGCGGCATGTTCGCTTTGTAGACATGCGGCTCGTTCTGATATGCCCGACAGCTGCGCACGCCCTGCACAGCGACCACCGCGCTCTCAATACTTTCCAGCATCGTACGCGAACGGTTGAAGATGCGCTCCGCGTAGGATACCCGCAAGGCGTCGTCCTTTTGCCGTGTGCGCCCGGCGATGTGATTCGATTGATTGTCGATGCGCTTCAGGCCGGACGGCGCGGTTGAGATTCTGGTTATCGTTCCATGCGGCAGCACGATGTTGCGGAATTCCTCACTGCCAAAAACGACAGTGCTGGATACCTCCACCGTTGTCAACGTGCTGGACAGAACAATGGAAAGCTTGTTCTCGTGGCCTCCGCTGTCCACGGACAGATACCCATCATCGTCAATGCATGCGGTCACGCCGATATCCGCGCTCTGGATTGCTTCACCCAACGACGCGAGGATGGCAGCCTGATTGTGCGCCGTGTCTGCGGCGGGTTGATATACCTTGCCGTTGATCGTGGCGGAATATGTTTGCGGATCGGTTGACTGCCCAGCTGACCGCGCGAGAAAGCCGTTGCAGCGCGAAAGGGAAATCATGGCCGGCGCCAGCAGCGTAAACTTGATTTCAGGAACAGTATCGGATGCGACCGTTGTTCCGGCGGTCAGCTTTGTGCCATCATCACCGTAACAGGTGATTGGGTAGAATGACCGGGCATCATCATCGCGCACGGTTCCACCATATTCGGCGGCGCGGTCAAGGCTTTGACCGACGGCGCTGGATGGATACTTTGAATGATAGTTCTCCTCGCCAACCTCCCATTGCTCGGCGTATTTATCCGCCATGTTGGTCAGGAGTACCCCCAGAAACGATTCCGGGTTATTGCGCGTGTTGAAACCAAGGTCTTGAGAAAGGTGGTCGTGCAGCTCCTCTAAGATTTGATCCAACCGCTTCTTGATGAAGCCTTGGAGTGTTACACCGTATTGCTTAGGCATCCACAACCACCTCCCCATTTATCAGTTTTTCGCGCACGATGGCGCTGTAGGTCACATTGAGCTTCCGATCCGGCGTCAGCGTAGCGGTCAAATCTTCAACCTCTTCAACCTCCTCAACGGAGAGAATCGCCTCGCGGAACAGCTGCCGGATGCGCAGCTTGTTTGGGTTCTTTATGAGAACTTCCTCCCAGTAGGGAATCCCCTTTCTGGGACCGAGCCGCCATTCCTCAATAAACCAGCGCAAACGAATCTGTATCGCCTGCTCGACGCTGTCGGTTATTTTGATGTCACCGGTAGCTGGGTCTATGTATAAATCGCCACTGCGGGTTATCAGCAAATCCTTCATGTTGGCCTCCTACGAGCATAAAAAAACCACCCCGAAAGGTGGTTTTGTGTTTGGTTTTTATTTTATGCCTTGATCAATCAAGTATGGTTTCAACCATTCGGGAAACGGTTCGATGTGATATCGCCTGCCATCCATATATTTTGCATAGAGGACAAGCGGCGCAGCGCCGGAGTTGTCGTACACCAAGGCCTCGTCTGACGCATTGATAACTTCTTCCATCAGTGACATAGACTTTTTGTAACGCGAGAGGATTTTATCATGAGGGACACCATGACCGCCTTGCGCCGCACGCTGTTTAATGCGCTCCACATTGATTTGCGGGTCAGATGTCACAACATAGATTGTGGTGACGATATAGCCTTCCGCCTTGGCATAGTTGATAAAATCCAGTTTTTCGCGGGTGGAAAGAACAGTCTCAAACGTGAAGGATGTTTTTGTGGTGATAAACCCATTCCTGCGGCGTTCGGCACGGCGCATGGCATCAATATATGCATCCAGGTCGTCTTGCTTGCCTTTCGGCACGAGTTGATCGGGGCAAATATATTCCCCAGCGCACATATTACGCTCCAAGTACCAATCGACAACCGTCGATTTCCCGGAACCATTCGCTCCGGCGAAAACAAGCAAATACGGGCGTTTAGGCGACATTGCATTCTTCCTCTTCCGCAATCATCTCTAGGAGCTTTTCTGTCAGGATTTCGCCTGTGCGCTTGGTTGCCTCGCGCAAACGCTTATCCACTAAATCATATGGTCGCGGCACAAAGCCTTCGACAGCCTTTTCCCCGCGAGTTCGAATATCCATTTCGGTATAATGCATTCTTGACACCTCCTACCTCTATTATAACCATTTTTTTGCGGATTGTCAACTCCATTTATATTCCGGGTATCGGCGGGCCGCTGGGTGCGCCGGGCGCGGTGCAATTATGCACGTGTGTATCGAGGCTGGCAGTCGCCCCGGACACTCCCGCCTTGCCGGTAATGCGGCCATCGGCATCTATTGCCTGCTGGGCGGTCAGGTTGCCCGTGATTGTAACCTCGCCGTCCAGTTTAATTTGAGAAGCTTTGGCAGTGATCTCGCCATCCTTTATTGTGAGTGTGGTGCCGCCCACCTTACATTCCTGCGAATCCTTCTTTATGACGAAGGTGGAATCGTCGCCAACCTTATATTCTTGTTCATCTTTTTTTATGGTCACGCGGCTATCAGTGTTGTGATCAATGATAATCGCGTCGTTGTCGCAGGCATCCTGCACCGCGTCGTTCGATTCGGAGAAAAGCCCCACCACCGCAATGGCGTTGGTCAGGTCAAAGCGCAGATCGCACTTTGCTTCTTCGCCGTCGCGGAACTGGTCAAGTTGCTGCTCCGCGAAATGAAGCATGCAGCCGTCGCCCTCCTTGATGGGGAACGCAATGGTGCATTTTTGCCCTGCATATTGCAGGATGCACACCGGCACATCGTTCACCTTTGGGTAATCCAGCTTTTTTCCGCTGGGCGTGATGAACTGCCCGATGGGGGTTACTGATGCCAAGCATTTGCCCGCGTCGAAGCTGTCAATCTTGCCGGGGATACAGGTATGCATATTCTGCTGCATATCCTGCACCAGCCGCTCAATCTCCATCACTGGGTTGTTTTCCATAATCGCTCCTTATCCTTCTTCCATCAAGGTTGCCGTACACGTCCAGTCGCCGGACATATTGTCGCCGTCGATTTTAAGGCTCTGCACACGGAAGTATCCCTTCACGCGTTTGGAGTTCAGATAGATATAATCGCCGATTTTGATATCAGCGTTCAGGAAATAACGCACCTCGTAGCCAGTGACATCCTTGTCCTCGCCGCTCTCGCCGGACTTGGTGAGCTTCTTCGGCCAGCCGATCAGCCCCGTGTCTGCCGAAAGCTCGTAGACTTGGCGGCTCATTGGTTTCTTCGCGGGCTTGATTTTCAGCACGCCTTTATCAATGTACCAGCTCAAGCCGTTGACGGCGCAGGCCTTGTCGAGGCTTGCAGCACCCTTGCCGACGAAGCTGTATCCATTGGGGATGTCGCTGAACTCAACACCTTCGGCATAGGTAACGGTCAAATCCATTTCCTTGCCGATATCATCAATGATGTTCTTTTGGTTTGTGGAGCCGGAGTAGGATTTTGAAACATAGGTGTCGCGAACCTCCACACGTCCGTCCACCAATTCAAGGTCGGTTCGCCAGTCGGCGCCATCAAGATCGCCGTCACCATAGGTGACATATCCCTTGAACACCTCGATCAGCGAAGTATCCTCATACCCCGCCCTGATCTCCACATAGCAATCCTTTTCGCAAACCATTGCTTCGTGTTCCGCGTTCAGGTTCCAGATTGACAGCGTGGCGTTGTTTCCGCTCTTGTCCTCGTTGCAGCTGACGGAGAATGCAACATGCAGCGCAGAGGTTTCAAAACCCTTGCCGCCGGGCTTGCCACACTTGAGGGTGTATTTTCTCAGCCAACTCATTTTGCATCCTCCATGAAAAGAATATCATTGCTGCGGTGTCAGTCAATCACTGTGAGAAGAACGGCGGGACCCGTCACATGAACCATCTGTTCGGCATAAGGATCAATCTCCACGGCGCTCACGCCCTCGCGCTTCGTCAATTCTTCCACCAGAGAACAGGTCGGAACCCTGTGTAATTTTGCTTTCTTTGCATATCGCATCTGCCGCCGGTACTTCCGTTCGTACCAACGATTTATTTTCTTTGTCATGTCTGCCCCTTTCTCAATAACCAAAATTGCGCCGCGCCGTTCCAGAAGTCCCGGCGTCCGATGTGCTGTTGCTTGCTCGTTGCCATAAAGAAAGTATCGCCGAACCTCCGCATTCTGTTGAACAGGTTGAGTGGGAAGTGCGGCACAACCTTCATCCCCGCAACAATGGGCATGCGGTTGAGTTCATAAATGCCGAACGTCCAGTAGTCGAATGTATCGTTATAACTGAACCGCAGCAGAAAGCGCTCTTCATTGATTGTCACTTCTGAAAAGCTATCGTGTTCCTGCGGAACGATGATTTCCATTTCCATGCCTATCCTCCAAATAATGCGAATCCTTGTTGATATGCCGGCGACTTGCCAACGGCACCAATGCCGCCGCCACCACCGCCGCCGGTGCTGACGCTCCCCGCGCTGATTCCTGTGCCGCCGCTTTTCCCATACTCAGCCGGGATGCTGACGGTCTTACTTTTCGTCACGCGCACTTGCTTGAAGCTGATGGTAACTTTGTAGGATTTGCCGGATTCCAGATTGCGGGGAATATGAATGTTGGTTATACCCATGTTGCTGTAGGTCTTTTTGGATGTGATCACCGTGACCAGCTGCCGCCTCGCGTAGGCTTGTTCCAGTCGCTCCAAAACTTGTTCCGAGCGCCCCGGTCGCGCCCCATGACGCAGCCGCCACGTTACAGGTGTATCCGTGACAGCCAGCGTCATATTAAGCAACAGGGGATGATTTGTGATAGTGTCACTGACATCAAAACCCTGGTCGGTCGGGTAGTCTGGGATATCAGCATTAAGATCGCGGGCTTCGTCAATCAGCGCGTCAAATTCGATGCCGTCCACGCTGACAGGTTGAAATGGCTTCATGGACGGCACCTCCTATCTTTGATCTTTGATTGCGCGCGCAAGCTGTGCGCTGGCGTTCTTTGTGCTGGAATCCATTGCCTTGCCGGCCTTGACCTGTTTCTCCGGGTCGCCGCCGTTGAAGGTCGTATTGAAGGTGTTCGACTGATTGATCACGAGGGAACCGCCGCCGCCCATCGCGGCAACGGTCGCGGGCCGCGGAGCCTGCATGGAAAGGAACGTCTTCAGGACGTTGGCGAGGTCGCCGCGGAACAT